TTACGACCCTCTTCAATGTAGAACTTGTAGGGATCAGATTCGGGATGATGTGTCTTGAAATCAAGTTCAAGTGCATCACATAGCATCAATGTAAACTTACGCACGTTAAGTTGAATCGTGTTTCGTGCATCTTGAGTAGTAGCGAAATCAGCGAAGGAGGTTTTAGTCATTGAATCAGTGCTCATACTATAGGGACGCTTTAGGCGACCCCCCTTGTGCTCATCAGTCCTGAGTTAAAATTTGCGTGAGAAAATACCTCTCTGTTGACGAGTTTGAACATACCAAACTCATTGATCTTGACATAACCCTCACCACCACATTGTTTGTCATTGATGTATGCTTTAGGTCCATTGTTACGCATCAGGAACAACATATCGTCTTTGATTGACTTGACCAGTGACCACAAACGCAGAACATTCACATCAATGTCATTCTCATCTGCAATAGCATCTTGAGTGATGTCATCAACAGGAAAACCCTCACGAATACACGCATTAAGTTGTTTCTGAACCAAAATAGATTGTTTAGGAGTTAGAAACTCACACATACACGACATTTGCCTGGTAAATGCAACGATCTCATCGAAATCCTCATCAATTTGCCAACACTCAGGTTGCACGAACTTGCACGACTCAGTGTCATCGAAGCTAATGACATCATTGATGACATAAGCATCCTTCATCTCACCATCAGTAGCATAGAGAGTGTGAGGAGCAATGATAATTTGCTGGTCAATTACTTCATCAAAAATGTAAGTAATCGTATTGGGGCAAAAAGTGTCATCACCACCAAACCCAATAAAATCACCTTGAACAATCCCGTCGAAACTAGGAAGACAATCAAAGCAATGGTGTAGTATGTCAGCAACATTGCCAGAATGATTCCGGTCAATGTCATCATGTGTTTCGTTAATCTTGATAAGTTTCTTGTTAAAGACCGATTTTGTACCAACAAAGAATTTACCCGTCGCCGGATTTTTGCCCCATACAATCGCGGGAGCGCCATCGATCTTCGCAGATACTTCACCATTAGTCAAAAACCAATCAAGGACAGAAAGATCACCCGTCAGAATAGAATCTTCAGGGTGTTGCAGGTGTGTGTTCTTCATACTATTGAAACGCTTTAGACGACCCCCCTTTATAAATTAAAAATTTGTTACATCAACAGGAATATCATTTACTCTTTCTTCTGCAATTCTAAAATAATTGTTATCACTCTCCATTCCAATAAAATTACGGTTAGTGTTCACACAAGCAACACCAGTTGTACCTGACCCCATCGTATTGTCCAGAACGGTATCACCTTCATTGGTATATGTCTTCACTAAGTATTCCATAAGCTCCACAGGTTTCTGGGTTGGATGTAAACCCTTCTCTTGTTTGAATTTTAAGATGGTCTTAGGGTATCGTGACCCCTCTGGATTGTCACGATGCTTAGATTGCTGTTTACCATAAACCTCACCAATCTTTGCAGTCTCAGACTTAAACCCACTATATGGAGTTGAATACCACATCTGAGGATTGTATATTGGTTTCTTTCTATAAAACACCAAAATGTTTTCATGACTCTTAAGAGGCATAACTTTAGCGTTCATAGGATTAGTTCCCTGTGGTTTTTCCCAAATCCATTCATACTTTAGATTCTGAATGTTTGAGGCAGCAAGAATCGTGGTGAAAGGTTGTGCAGCAGTGAATACCATTGCTGCGTTTTCTTTACAGATACGATTATATTGTTCCCACAATTTATCCAATGGAATGATACTATCCCACTTGCAGGCAGTTGTACCGTATGGCAAATCTACCAGCAACATATCAACAGAATTGTCTGCAATAGTAGGCAGCAATTCCAGACAATCACCAAGTAAAAGATTTACCATTCGGTTACACTCTTGACGAAAGAACATTCTATCAGACTAGACACTTTTGTGCAAATAAAATCATCATTACCAATACTTTTGCCACCTTGTTGTGCAGCAAAGCAATTCTCTTCAGATTCAAGATGCTTCAGAAAATCTTCTTTAGTGAACCAGAAAAATCGGCAATCTTCTTCCTTCTCATTGATACCGAAGAAGACCAATCGTTCCCAATCTTTATCTTTAGAAACGTGGTTGATAATAAATTGATCTGCTTTTACACCACCTTTCTTATCTCTAGTGGCAAGAGAAAACTTAATCTCAGTAAGAATATCATCAATCACACGATCATGACCAGCAGTGGATGTTTTGGCACGTTTAACATCACACAGGAGAACATCTGTAAAAAACTTTGATACAAAACGCTCACCAAACTCACCCTTTTGTTTAGGAGACATGTGAACATATCCCTCAAAAGGAGTACCAATCCAAGGATCTTTAGCGTTCTGACCGATGTAATCCTGAAGAGATCCGTCTTCAAAAAGAGTGGTAAACATAATGTTTGCTTCTATACTATAGGGACAGTTTAGACGACCCCCCTTTTAATTAACAATGAATTGTTTTTCATACTCCAACAATTCTGATGGAAAAACTATTTTTTCTTCTGTCGGTTTAGCTGTATTCCAATAGGTCTTACCCTCTGGACGTTTATACAATTTAATCCCAATGTGATCATATTTTTTGTCTGTAGGGATAAACACTTTATATGGTTTTCCTCTTTTGTTTTCTGTAAGTTGCTGCAACTTTCTATTTTCAGATTTTGTTACTTTAATTTTAGTGCAAGACATTGTAAAAATTTCTCTAAATTTATCATAATCAAAGAGATAAAGTTCAGAATTATCCATAATATAACGCCCAACAAATTGTGGAGAGAAACAATGATCATCCGCTCTCTCTGATGGATTATTCATTGCATTTTCACTAATCAATCCAGTGTCACCATATTGACAACTAAAAACACCCTCATAATATTGACGAGTGATAATCCTCACCACGTCAGGATCATTAGGATCCCACATGTCAAGATTAGACTTGAGAGCATTAAATGTTGCTCTACAATAAACTTCAAGTTTCCGACTTGTTTTAGGCATCAGAGAGTGTTCATCATAATATAGAGACAGTTTAGGCGACCCCCCTTTACTTTGCTTTGTTTCTGCGGGTGATCTCTTTCTGGGTGATAGGATTCTTTAACTCTTTCTCAGACTTCTTACCTAAGTTTTTGAGTTGCATATCTCTCAGAGTTCTTTCACCTTTCTTGGTCAATGCTTTACGTTCAGCAGCAGTTTTACCCGATGCTTTTTGTGGTTTATATGATGGACTTACTTTCTTAGCAGACTTTTTAGTAAGTAATTGCGATGCTGTTGGTGTTTTAGCACCAGACTTTCTTGCTCTTCTCTCCATCGCTGCTTTGCGTTGTTGGTCTCTAAGTGATAGACCAGCGGTGCCACGTTCTTTCTGTGGTTGTTGTTCTTTTGTAGAACGTGGTTTCTGTGTTCCTATATCTTTTCTGTCTTTATATGACTTTGCTGGCACCATTTTGCCGCCACCAGCAGCTTTCATTCTACGTTTTTCTGGTTCTGATTTACGTCTATCAGCACCAACTCTTCCACCTTCTCCAGTTTTTCTGATCTGTGATCTACCCTGAACCTCAGGATCGTACACCTCAGTCATAAATTCTTTGAAAGTTTTCATTAGAAAAGGAGAGTATTACCTCTCCTTATTTATCAATCTTCGGTTTCAGTTTCCTCTTCTTTCTTGACGGAAATCTTAGGACCAACTTGCACACGTTTGGTTTCATAGAACCAACGAACACGTTCACGACGTGCTTGCATCAGCATGTCATATTCTTCTTGTTGTGATTTAGTGAAACGAAAATCTTGATCCCTCCATGCTTTACGAAGTTCTTGAAGATGTGGCAGGACGTTGACAGTTGAAGTAGGAAAATTCATCAGATAGTGTAATCGGTTTGGTTGAACTCGTCGCATTTGATATTCATTTTTGAGTCATTCTCCTCCAGTTCTGTGAGGTCGAAGATCTCACCTGGCATGTCTTGAATTTCACTCCAGATGTCATCCATGAAATTTGGTTGGTT